AAAGCATTTGAATCGGCAGAAGTCCAAATGTGTATAGGAAGACCGACCTGGAAGAGGTATAGTACATCGGGGACCAAACGTAGGACGAATCAACATAGACTGAGGCGAGCTCGAGTTTGAAGAAACGCTAGATGCTAGAACGGGAGAGAAACCCTGCAGTCGGAAAGGGATAGGTTATTAGGTTCGCACCTTATAACGACACAAGAACTTAGCGGTTCAGGATCCATTCTCTTTGCAAGAGATAGTAGGATGCTTCGGCTAACCCTACCTGGAGCACTGAGATTAACGAGTACGATATAAGTCCGAGGCCAGCCAGTTGAAGAAGAGACCCTTAGGGGTCTTTTTTTTTGTGTTGACTTTAGATGAATAATAATGTATAATAGATGTATAAGTTAAGGAGAAGAATATGGATTTAATGGGTAAAGCAAGACGTAGTCAAGAAGTAATAGACTCAGGAATGGGGTTAGTAAATGGTATCATTCTATACCACTATGCAACATCTATACCACAAGCAGTTGCATTGAATAGTAAAGAGATGCAGTTGATCCTCAACAAAGAGGTAGATCAGAACTGGGCTTGGGACGTGATGTGCGATTCAGTAATGCATCGTATAGGTCTGGACATCCAGGATGGTAACTGGGAGTTAGAGAAACTAGTTGTCGGTGAAGAAGTAAGACCACTTCATTAAGGTTATATAAATAAGTATATGGCCCAACCAACTAATCAAAACTTCTTATCCCCGTTAGGTGGTAAGTTCGAAATCAAAAGAATGCCTACTGTATCATTTTTTATACAGCAGGTATCTTTACCTACTATGGTGTTAGGTGAGATAGATGTACCTACTCCATTCACTAAAATCAGAAAGCCTGGTGACCAGATCATGTATAGTGACTTGGTAATAACATTCAGGGTTGATGAAGACCTCAAGAACTTTCTCGAGATGCATGATTGGATGAGATCCATTGCAAGGGTAGATAGCTTTGAGGATAGCACAGCATGGGATAATGAAAAGACTCCTATGTCAGATGAGAGAGTCTATAGTGATGGAACATTGACACTTATGAACAGTGCAATGAATCCAAACGTACAAGTAGACTTCAAGGACCTGTATCCTTCAACAATATCAGAACTGCCATTTGTAACAACTATGTCAGATGTTGATTATGTTGAGTGTACAATAACTTTTAAATATACTAAATTTGAAATAAAGAAACTATAATATGAACGTAAGTGAATTCGTTAAGTCTGCAAAGGCAGGCATCGTCACAGTGACCTTTAAAAAAATCAATACAGATGAGATCAGAGTAATGCCCTGTACGCTGAACAGCGACCTTCTAAAAGAAGCAGGTGTTCCAATAACAGTGAAAGATATAGGAGCAGACTCAGATCACATTGCTGTATGGTCATTGGACAAAAAGGCTTGGAGATCATTCCGAGTCTCCACCGTTACAGAATGGAGTCAAAGTGAACCAGAACAAGAAATTAGCAATCAAGGAAGCAGTAGTTGATACATTGATAGGGACAGCCATCATGGCTCCTCTAAACTTTGTTGTAATATCTATATGTTTTTCGTTGTCTTTTAATGCATTACAGACTACAATGGCCTGTACATTCTGCTTATTCTTTATTGCAGTAGCAAGAAAAGCAACCGTTCGATTATACTTTGAGAAAAAAAATGACACTGGAAGAAATACAAAAGCATTGGGATAAAGATTCTGTTGTAGACACTACCGAGCTAGGTAGTGAGGCTGCAAAGATTCCTCAACTGCATTCAAAATATTTTAAAATGTTTTCGACTGAGCGTCTTAAACTAAAGCAAATGAGCGAGCAAGCTAACGTGCTCAAGTTAGATCTGTATAGCTACTTTCAAGGTTCTATGGACTTTGAAACACTACAAGGCTATGGATGGGAACAATGTAATAACATTATCCTTAAAGTAGATATACCTATGCACATGGAAGCTAATCAAACATACATTGACAGCAATCTTAAATATGCTTATCAGAAAGAGAAGGTAGACTTCTTGGAAGCAATAGTTAAGTCTTTAAACAATAGAGGCTTCAACATCAATGCTGCTGTCCAATGGGAGAAGTTTAAAGTAGGCATTTAATGGAAGAGTACTTACACAACACATTCTTTAAGAACTTTACAGACAAACATGAACATGGTTACGCAGCAATGTATGGTAAAGTTATGTGTTGCAAAAGACATATCGATTCTATATTAGAGTTTGGTATTGCACAAGGCAGTTCACTAGTAGCCTTTGCTAATGCGTTACCTAGCACAAAGATATATGGTGTTGATAGTGGCGCAGATGTTCACACATTGAAACCAGAATGTTTAGAAGATCCTAACATTAAGATGCTGCATGGTTATAGAAGCGACAACAAATTTGACTGGCGCCCTATAAAGATGAAACTGTTTGATAGAAAAACACAATCAGATAAACAGCATACTGATATGTTCGATATAATTATTGATGACGCGGATCATAATATTGGTGCACAGTTAGGTACTTTCCTTTTGTGGCACACAAGTTTTAAAGAAGTCTATGTGATAGAGGATATCATGAAAGAGGAATGGGTAGATGTATTAAATATGGTTGTACGTAGTTATGGGTATGTGACTTGTGTAGAAGAAAGCACAAAGGATGAAGGACCTAACTCTAGCTATATTATGGCGATTGCTAAAAAAGGATCCGGATTTGGAAACACTTTCTGTAACTAAAGTCAACGAAGTCTACATGCAAGTTGATTGCGATGGTGGATCTTGTTGGGAACTACAAGACTATTTTACATTCACTGTCCCTGGAATGCAATTCATGCCCGCTGTCCGAAACAAAGTCTGGGACGGCAAGATAAGATTATTTAATCCAATGACCAAACGTATATACGCTGGTCTACTTCCTCACGTAAAAAGATTCTGTGAGGAGAGAGATTATAAATTAGAAGTGTCATCTGATTATGACCTAGATGCTTTATCAACATATGAAGCAAATAGGTTTATAGAATCGTTAAACTTAAACCTAACACCAAGAGATTATCAGATAGATGCATTCACACATGCAATAAAACATAGACGAGCAGTATTGTTATCGCCTACTGCATCAGGTAAATCATTAATCATATATCTACTGACACAATATCTTAAAAAGAAAACATTAATAATTGTGCCTACTGTATCTCTTGTTCAACAAATGAATGGAGACTTCAAAGACTATGGATACGATGGCGAGTGTCATTTGATCACTGCAGGGGTAGATAAAGAGTCAGAAGAAGAAATAGTAATATCTACTTGGCAGTCAATATATAAGATGCCTAAAAAATGGTTCGAACAGTTTGATGTTATCATTGGAGACGAAGCACATTTATTCAAAGCCAAATCTCTAACATCAATCATGACAAAACTTGTTGACTGTAGATACAGATTTGGATTCACAGGTACATTAGATGATGCACAAACGCATAAGTTAGTACTCGAAGGTTTATTTGGTGGAGTAGAAAAGGTCACAACAACAGCTGAGCTTATAGAAAAAGGAACGCTTGCAGAGTTTAGAGTTAAATGTATTGCATTACAATATCCTGATCATGTCAAGCAAGCTCATGCAAAAGACAAATATCAAGAAGAGGTTGAGTTCCTAGTACTCAATGAAGCAAGAAATAAATTCATTAAGAATCTAGCATTGTCATTGAAAGGCAATACTTTATTGTTATATAATTTTGTAGAGAAGCATGGTAAGCCTCTACATAAAGACATACTGGCCGCAGTAAACAAAAGTGTGGATAAGAGAAACGTCTACTTCGTATCTGGGGAGGTGAAAGGAAGCGAAAGAGAAGAGATTAGACACATTGTAGAGAAACAAAATGATGCAATCATTGTAGCCAGTTATGGAACATTCAGTACAGGTATCAATATCAAGCAACTGAATAATATAGTATTCTGTAGTCCGTCTAAGTCACGTATACGAGTCATGCAAAGTATAGGTAGAGGACTTAGGAAATCAGAAACTAAAACATCAGCAACATTATTTGATATAGCTGATAACTTAACGTGGAAGTCAAAACCTAACTATACTATTAATCACTTTGCAGAAAGATTAAAGATGTATAATGATGAAAAGTTTGACTATAAAATGTATAGGGTCAAGATTAAATGATAAATAGTACTATGAAGTATGGGACATTCAAACTCATCTCTGGTGAAGAAATCATTAGTGAATATTATGTTGATGACGACAAGCATATTGTACTAAGTAATCCTGTTCAGATCCACAGATCTATAACTCAACACGGGCCAGTTCTTTCTGTATCGCACTGGCTAATGTTTGCAGATAAAAATAACTTTAAAATAAAAACTGATAGAATCGTTGCCTTATCACCTAAAGTAGAGGATAATGCCCTTGCACATTACATGAATTTTGTACAGTCAAGGGGCGAGCATGTGATGGCATCAACTTCAGAAAAACAGGAGGAATTCTATTCACAACTGGAGGCTAAGATTAAACAACTCAGAGAAGATGGGTTATTTAATGAAGAGCTATTCGAAATACCAGATGCGAATACGACAATACACTAATGGCAAGATCAAAAGCAAAGCCAGAACATTACGTAGATAATAAAAAACTATATGTAGAGATGTGTGCATATCTCGACTCAGTCAAAGAAGCAGCAGAAGCTGATGACGACAAGCCGAGGATCCCAGAATACATTGGAGAGTGTCTATTAAAGATCTCAACAAGATTATCAACAAAACCTAATTTCATCAACTACACATATAGAGATGAGATGATATCTGATGGTATTGAAAACTGTGTCAATTATCTTGGCAACTTCAATCCAGAAAAGTCAACCAATCCGTTTGCGTACTTCACGCAAATAATTTATTATGCATTCCTTCGTAGGATCCAAAGAGAGAAGAAGCAGTTATACATTAAGCACAAGCAGTTAGAGAATGCTGTAGTGCATGATGAGATGGCTACTCAAGGGGTCAATCAAGACGGTGGGGATCATTCTTCGTACGTTAATCTTAATACTGATTACATGAACGACTTCGTAGCATCATTCGAAGCTAAAGAAGCAGAAAAGAAAGCAGCAAGGGTCAAAAAGAAAGGCCTGGAGAACTTCGTCGAAGAAGAAAAAACTGAGGGCTAGCCTTGAAAGTAGCATTAGTAACAGACCAACACTTTGGTGCGCGTAACGATTCAGTTCGTGTACATGATTATTTTGAGAAATTCTATGAGGACATTTTCTTTCCTTACATAGATGCCAATGGTATTGATACTATCATTGATCTCGGTGATTCATTTGACAGACGTAAATATATTTCATTCACATCGCTTAAGCGAGCAAAGGATATGTTCTTTCAGAAATGTCAGGACAGAGGTATCAAGCTGCATGTGATTGTAGGTAACCATGATGCATACTATAAGAATACATTAGAAGTTAATTCTGTTGACTTATTATTAGAAGAGTATGATAATATAACCACATACATTGAGCCAGAAGTTATTGAGGTCGGTGGGTGTGAGATAATGTTAGTGCCTTGGATATGTGATCAGAATGAAGAGAAGACATTTGTTATGGCAGACAAGACCTCTGCACAAGTTGTATTCGGTCATTTAGAATTAGCTGGATATGAAATGTACAAAGGTGGTATCATTGATCATGGTATTAGTGATGCATGGTTAAAGAAGTTTGATCTAGTATGCTCAGGTCACTATCATCACAAGTCACGCAATGGTAATATTAATTATCTTGGAACAGCTTATGAGATTACTTGGAGTGACTACAACGATCAGAAAGGATTCCATATATTCGATACGACTACAAGAGCATTAGACTTTATAGAGAACCCATATAAGTTATTCCATAAAGTATGGTATGACGATACAGATTTAGATATGACTGGCTTACTTAACCAGTGTGAGCAGTTCGATGATTATAAAGGATGTTCGATAAAAGTTATCGTAAAGAATAAAGATAATACTATGTTGTTTGATCTATTCATGGAGAAGCTGGAAGCAGTTGATCCAATGGCAATACAGGTAGTTACGGATCATTTACATCTCGACTTAGAAGATGATAGAGACATTGTAGATGAAGCAGAAGATACTCTAACAATACTTGACAGCTATGTCGATGGGTTAGAGATTAAAAACGACAAGCAGGATTTGTCCTTATTGTTAAGAAGTTTATACGACGAAGCGTTAAGCATTAGTTAAAGGATTATATTATGAAAGTAGCACTTATGGGCTATGGCCCTGTTGGGCAAGCGACAGAGTTAATGTTAATGAGAGCAGGTGTTGAATGTGTAATTCAAGACCCAGCAATGAGCAGATACATTGAAGATTGGGATACAGTAGACCTTGCGTTTATTTGTGTACCTAGTGACCTTGATGAGGAGACACAGAAGCTCGATCTATCAATCGTAAACAAAGCAATAGAAGATGTGCCAGAGTTTGTACATTGTATTGTTAGATCAACAATTGGTCCTGATCAGATTGAACATCTATCAAAACCAGCATCAGTAATGCCAGAGTTTATTAGAGAGCATCATTGGAGAGAAGATGTGATGTCTAATCTTACACCATGTGTTATTGGTATGAATGGTAAAGTGCCAGAGATCGAAGTCCTTGCTAAAAGATTCCAAGAACAATTCATGTCACCCATTGTAACTGATCCTCAGTCAGCAATGATGATGAAACTATCCATCAATACATTCCTAGCTATGAAAGTAGCATATGCAAACAACCTATGGATCATGTGCAAGAGCATGGGCTTATCATATGATCACTTGAAGAAACTATTAGGATTAGATATTCGATTAGGTCAGAGTCACTGGGACGTACCTGGACCATCAGGTAAGTTTGGATTTGGTGGTAAATGTTTTCCTAAAGATGCAACACACTTTGCAGGACTAGCCAACTCTGCAATGTTAGATGAGGTGCTAAAATATAAAACATGATAATATTTGAGAAGATAAGATTTAAGAACTTCCTATCATATGGAAACTCTTGGACAGAGATAGTTCTTAATGGAGCACAGGATACATTAATCGTTGGAGAGAATGGAGCTGGTAAGTCTACATTCTTGGATGCATTGTCATATGGATTATACATGAAGCCTTTTAGAAAGGTAAACAATCCACAGCTAGTCAATAGTATTAATAAGAAACATTTAGCAGTAGAAGTAGAATTCAAAGTTGGATCCAATCACTACAAAGTATGTAGAGGACATGGGCCGAGATACTTTGAGGTTCATCAGAACGGACAGCTACTCAATCAAGACTCGCATACGAAAGACTATCAAAAGATACTAGAACAAAATATCCTAAAGATGAACTACAAATCGTTTACTCAGATAGTAGTACTTGGATCGAGAAACTTTGTTCCGTTCATGCAATTGTCTACAGCAGACAGACGTTCTGTTATCGAGGACCTGTTAGACATTCAGATCTTTAGTACAATGGCAACGCTACTAAAAGATAAAGTATCAGAGAACAAAAACAAACTACAAGCTGTAGATTATGAGATCAATCTTATCGAAGAGAAGATTCGTATGGAGCAGAACTTCATAGAACAAATGAAGCAAGATAAGGATGGTGAACGTGCAAAACTACAGGCAACGATCAATGATAAGCAAGGGGACCTAAAAACCCTTCAGAGCGCAGTAGAATCGCTTCAAGCCCAGGTAGAAGATGCATTATCTGGGATCAAAGATAAGGATAAGCTCAAGAAAAAGTCAGCTAAATACTTGCAGTTGGAAACAGCTATCACCCAGAAACTTGACAGCATCAAGAAGAAGAAACAATTCTTCATAGATAATGATGATTGTCCTACTTGTGAGCAAGAGATAGATGAAACAATCAAACAAAAACAAATTGCCAAAGCCAATAACTCTGTCACCGAAACAGAAGCGGGCCTTGCTGACTTGGAAAGTGCAATCGAAGACATCTCAGCCACCCTTGTGGTATACAGAGATGTACAAGAAAGCGTTGATAGACTCAATACAGAAATCCAATCAAACCAAAACAAACAAGCAGGGATCAATAACTTCCTCGAAGAAGTTAGATCTCATATTGTGGCCTTGGACAATGACGAAACCCGTAAGGATCAAACTGCTGTCAACTCTGAAACGCTTGAAGAAGACCTTGCTAGCTCGCAACTCAAAAGAGTCGACACAAGACGACAACAAGTAGTACTCAATACAGCTACCACTCTACTCAGAGATACAGGTATCAAAGCAAGAATAATTAAACAATATGTTCCAGTAATGAACAAGTTGATTAATAAATACTTAGCAGCCATGGAATTCTTTGTAGACTTTCATCTCGATGAGGACTTTAAAGAAACTATCAGATCAAGACATAGAGATGACTTTGGGTACGCATCATTCTCAGAAGGTGAGAAGATGAGAATTGACTTAGCATTACTGTTCACATGGAGAGCAATTGCCAAGTTAAAGAATAGTGCTAGTACCAACTTGCTGATTATGGATGAAGTATTTGATAGTAGTTTAGATGCATCTGGAACAGATGAGTTCTTAAAGATTATTAAAGAGTTGACTTCTGATACAAATATCATTATAATATCCCATAAGACAGATCAGTTGTTAGATAAGTTTACTAACATTATTAGATTTGAGAAACATAAGAACTTTAGTAGGATAGCCCCGTGAGCGATTACACACCAACATACAAATTAGTAGATCCATCATCACCTATAATGAATACGCCTGTGGAAAAGTTTGACTTTACAAACCCACCAGTGGATCCAGCAAAGCTAGCTGAAGAGTTAGTTGAGCATATGAACCACTTCAAAGGTATTGGTCTATCAGCTAATCAATTAGGACTACCTTACAGAGTGTTTGCTATGATCGGTGAGCCATATCATGTATGTTTCAATCCAACTATTACAGGTACCAACACAGAAGAGATATTGTTAGATGAAGGTTGTCTATCATGGCCTGGGTTGTATCTTAAAGTCAAACGTCCATCTTTGATACGTGTAAGGTTTCAAGACTATCAAGGATACACACACGTCAAAAAGTTTAGTGGAATATCTGCAAGATGTTTCCAGCACGAGTTCGAACATTTAGAAGGTGGCAAATTTATTGATCACGTATCTCAGTTTGCATTGAACCGAGCTCGCACAGCACAAGAGAAACTATTGAAGAAAGTAAGACGTGGATTAAAAAATGCTGCCAAGCAACAAAGAATTCAGAACGCAAGAAAATAATGAAGGATTGTATTATTGCATGGTCCGGTGGTGTCGAGTCCACGGCACTAGTGATATGGGCACTCGAACAAAACTATAACCCATTAATATTTCATGCATCAACATCCTGGGATGACTAGTGATATGGGCACTCGAACAAAACTATAACCCATTAATATTTCATGCATCAACATCCTGGGATGATGCATCCGGTGATGAGACCTTAGCTATTGATGTATTGAAAAAGCATCTTGGCGTTCAATGTCTCAATGTAGAGAACAAAGCATATGGCCCTGTAATGTATAATGGGTCTCCTATGCAGCCTGGTAGGTCAATAGTATTAAACTTTCATCTATGGATGAGTTGGGGAGTGACCCTGGCTCAGCATAACAAGATAGAAAAATTATTTTATGGAAACAATAACGGCTTGTATAAGGCCGGTGATGGACTAGGCG